ATGTACGTCAAGTGTTAAAATCAGAAAAGTTTAATTCCGTATTTCCAGAAGTAACTATTTCCAATGATAAAGCAAACCTTAATGGTTGGAATACTAATAAATCTCGTCAAGTAGGTTATTTTGGTGCTGGTGTAGGTGGAACAATTATCGGTTTTGGTGCTACAAAACTTGCTATTACCGATGACTTGTATCGTGGTATTGAGGATGCACTATCCGACGTTACCAATGATAGGGTTTTGCAGTGGAAAGAAGGTACTCACGACTCTCGTCTTGAACGAACGTGTGCTAAGATTGATATTGGTACAAGATGGTCGACAAACGATGTTATAGGCAAGAATTTCCAAGAAGGTAGTTACGATGAGTCTATTGTTATTCCAGCCTTAGATGCGAATGAAGAAACTTTTTGTGCTGATGTAATGTCTACAGACCAATATAAGATGATTCGTAAGAAAATCAATCCAGATATTTGGAGTGCAGAGTATATGCAAGAGCCAGTCGATTTAAAAGGTCGTTTATTCTCTAACTTACGTACTATTAGTGAAGCAGACTTTAATCTTATCAAAGGTAGAAGTGCTGGAAGTATTGCTTACGTCGATGTATCAGACCAAGGAGCAGATTACACAGCTATGGCACTAGCGGTCATTATTGATGGAACTATTTACATTGCAGATTATTGTTTTAATAAAAATAACACCGATGTAACCATTCCTTTGATTGCAGAGAAGTTAAATAGATACCGAACTTCATATTGTCGTGTAGAAAGTAACGCAATGGGAGCGGTCTTTGCTAGAACACTTCAAAAACAAACTAGAACCAAGATTTTACAAGTACACAACACACAAAATAAGATGACAAGGATAATCATGCAGTCGGCAAGTATAAATAACGCCTTTGTATTCGTAAAATACGAGAATAACAACGATTATCACCAATTTATGCAGAACTTATTGCATTTCAGTAAGGAGGGTAAAACCAAATTCGATGACGCACCAGATTGTCTTGCAGGATTGTCAATGTTGATTAAATCTTTATTTAAAAGGTTGGATATATAAAAAAAGATTATATTTGTGCTTGAATACGCTTTTCTTCTATTCTTTCGGTGTATTTGATTAATTATTTCTTTCTTTTAAACCCTTCTCGCTGTTGATTCTGGCTTGAGGGGTTTTTTAATGCATAAAAAAAGGAGTAGATAAAATCCACTCCCTATATAATGTAATAAAACAACTATTTATTTAATTCCTTTCTTTAATCCAATAAAAAGTTTCTTCTCGTCGTCACTTAATGTAATTCCTAATTCTCCTTGAATTTTAATCAATGCAGTAGTTCTGTAGTCAATTGCTTGTGCTTCTTGAAGAATATCGTTTTGTAAAACTGGTAGATGAGTATAATCAGCAACTAATCTTAAGCCTTCTTTATCTAATCCAAGTTGTTCGGTAATGTTGTTATAAATTCTTTCAGCCTCTGGAATAATAGTAGAAGTATAACACAATCTCTCACCATAGTTTACGTTAGAGTAAGTAGAACCGCTTTCGTTAGAGAAAATATAGTAGTTAAGACCAAAAGCGTCTATAATAGCAAGTTTATCAGCTTTAAGTTCATCAAACAACATTAAATCCTTAGTAGGATAAGACATTGGCGTCCATTTAACATCGTTTTCAGAAATAATAATCTCATCTTTAGAACGATTATACCAATCTTTACGTATTTGTTCTTTTTCTTCTGGACTCATTGGTAAAGCACCTCCTAAATCAGAGTTTGAAGCAGATAAGATACCAATAGCACCAATGTTCTCTAAAAGTATGTTACGTTTGTTGTATTGTGCCTTAATATTAGATAATGGGTACTTTAAAGACTCAATTCTTGATATAGAATCTAAAATATTCACACCATCTGTAGTTTGAATGATAACTACTTCTTCATTTGTTAGTGTTTCTGGCTTTTCACCTTCATAGTTATAAGTATAATCTTTAATAAGACCACCTTTATCCATTTGTTTAAGAGTTCTACCAGAAGTATTGATTTGAACCTTATGCCTTGCAAGTGGAACAAATAAATTAACTATTCCAAAACTTCTTCTTGGTGCATAACATAAAGCAGTAGAAAATAAACTATCATTAACGGATATAGAATACATTACGTCTTGCCAAGTTTGCATTGGATTAGGATTCTTAATAAGGTCAAGCACCCAATGAGATTCAATTTCAGTACCATCACTTTCTTTAATCAATCGTGGACGACCTTGTGAAAGCATTTGAGCCTTCTTATCTACTACAGTTCTAAGTTCTGGTATTTCAACGTATGCTTGAAATGGTTTTTCGGTATTCATCCAAATTGGAACTTTCTTACCATAGAAGTCATGTTGATATGCTCTATTAGTATCTAATAAGGTATTTATTTCCCTAAGTTGATTATTATTTATAGGTGTTCCGAAAAAAGCATTCCAAAAAGAAGGGTTACTCATAATAATTTTTTTACATTTGTACAACAAATTTAAGTAAATATGAATAATAAACTTAATTCTACCTATAAAATTAAATCACATTCTTTAGAAATTAAGGATGTTGATGCTAAATCTCGTAAGGTAGCAATGTATTTAGCACACTTTGGGAATATTGATTCCGACCAAGATATGATTGTAAAAGGTGCTTTTTCTAAGTCTTTACAAGAAAGAGGTTGTGATTCTTCTTCAAATAGAAAAATTGCTTTCCTAAGACACCATGACTGGAAAATGCAAATAGGAAAGTTCGTTGAACTTAAAGAAGATGAAAATGGATTATATGCTGTAGGTGAACTTGGAAGCTCTACTTTAGGTAATGATGCTTTGTGTGATTATCAAGATGGAATTATTCGTGAGCATTCTATTGGTTTTAAATATCTAGCTGATAAGATTAAGTGGATTGAAGACGAAACTAAAGATGGTGGTGGATATTACTTAGTTTCAGAAGTAGCACTTTGGGAAGGTTCAGCAGTAACATTTGGTGCTAACGAAATGACTCCAGTATTAGAAGTTGGTAAATCAGAAGAAAAAACTAAGATTATCACTACTATCACAAAAGAGATGGACACTATTGTTAAAGCGTTAGGAAATGGAAGTCGTACAGATGATAGTTTATATTCACTTGAAATGCGACATAAGTTCTTGACTTCTCAACTTTCTGAAATTGCAAGTATGAATATCGAAGCAATGGACGTTAAAAAAATAATTGAACCTACAGAAGAAGAAAAATCTTTTGATTGGAGTAAAGTTGTAACTAATATTAAATAATCATGGAAAAAGTAAAACGCACTACTAAAGAAGCAAAAGTTGTTGTAAACAATAAATTTGAAAAACACGAATTAGTAAAGTTTTCATTTAATAATAAAGCACCATTCAATAAAGAAGGTGAAGTAGTAGTTATTTCTGGTGAACACGCAAATATTTTTTTAGAACAAGGTTATGGGGTTGTTTGTAACGATTAGTGATTTTACTTCAAAGTTTGCACTTTCTACTGGAATGTATGCAAATACAAATATCCAGTCTTATATTGACAGATACGAGGATATATACCTGACTGAATTGTTGGGTATAAAACTTTACAATCAATTTATAGCTGATTTAACAGCAGGAGTTCCAGTCACTGCAAAGTACACTAAGATATTTAATCCTTTTAAGGAAGAAATGGACATTAGACTTATCATTTCAAGAGGAATGAAAGATATGTTGTTAGGATTCATCTATTTCGAATATATGAAGGATTCTATTACTCAAACTACTCCAATTGGTGTTGTTAAGCAGAGTTCTGAAAATTCTAATCCTATTTCGGCACATACACCTATATATTTACGTTATAATGAATCTGTAAAGACTTATCGTGCTATTCAAGACTATATAATGTTAAACTTAGGTACTTACCCAGACTTTAGAGGATATAATAAACAATATGCTTATTGGTTATGAGAGATATTAGTGTTTTATTTGAGGAGATTGTAAATAAGATTGATACTTCAATTGAAGTTAGTTCTTATTCTAGTAAAAGATTTTATACTTGTAATACGAAGTGGATTCGTGCAGGTAAAATTATATTCGGTAAAACTTCTAGCGATGCAGATGCTTCATCTGTTGTTACTTCGGTAGTAAAGGACACTTACTTTGAAATAGAAAGTGCTACACTCGTGAAATCAGTACGATGTCCTTTACCATTTCCGATAACAGGAACTAAACTTGCTACTAATATTGAGTTTGAGAAGAAGGATAAGAATATGCTCAATAAAACACCATTAGTTTGGTTATTAGAAAACCACAGCGAAAAGATTTATGGTATTGATTCGTCTATTGAACGTGATTTAGAAATGACTATTTTATTTCTTGATGAAACTGATGTGTTAAACTATTACACTAAAGACCATAGACTTCAAGTGTCAGAACCAATGATTGCTTTACAAGAAGAATTTGAGAAAGTAATAAATAATTTTGCACTTTATAAGCGATTAAATAGTTTTAATAGAAAAGTTTTTAGTAGATTTGGAACTGAAACAGAAAATGGTATGTATAAAAACATACTTGATGCTAATTTAAGTGGTACTATTATTACCTATTCTGTATCAAAATATAAAGATGCTTGTAAATGTTAGTTTAAAAGCGTTAGAGTCGAGCAAATCACTCTACACAACGAAAACCCAACGTAGCGTAGATAAAAATTTGTAAACTTTAACCCAAAAACAAACAAAAATGGAAATGACTCCAGAACAAGTAATTGAGAAAGTAAACTCAATTGTCGCTGAAAAAACAGCAAATTCCGTTTCTAAAACAGACTTAGAAGCGTTGAAAAATCAATTAACAGACTTAGAAGGTAAATCTGACAACTCCGAAGTTAAATCTGCAATTGCAAAATTGGAAGGTTTAGTAGAAGGAATGAAAGAAGAAAAAACTTCAAAAAATGTTACTTTGAAATCTATCGGACAAGCTATCGCTGATGCTTATTCTGACTCTATTGACAAAATCAAGGACATCGCTGAAAAAGGTGGTTTAATGAATCTTGATGTTAAAGCAGTAGGTACAATGTCAATTACGAACAACTACTCTGGTGGTACAGTTGCTTTATCGCAATTAGAAGCTGGTGTTACTCGTATTGCACGTAGAATGCCTTTCTTACGTCAATTAGTTAATGCTTCTGGTACAACTTCTAAGTATATCACGTACATTCAGTCTAGTGGACAAGAAGGTGGTGCTGATATGACAGCAGAGGGTGCATTAAAATCACAAGCTGACTTCAATGTAGTTGAAACTTCTGTAGCAGTTAAGAAAGTTACTGCATGGATTAAAGTTTCTAAAGAAATGATTGCTGATTTACCATTCATGCGTAATGAAATTAACAATGAGTTGATGGAAATCGTTGAATTGAAATTAGATTCTCAAATCCTTTCTGGTGACGGTGCTGGAGATAACTTAGTTGGTATCTTACAAAATGCTGTTGCTTGGGCTGCTGGTAACTTTGCTTTAGCTTATGTATCTCCTAACGAGTTTGACGTTTTAGCTGTAGCTATCGCACAAATTCAAACTGGATTGTTTAATGCTAACTATATTGTTCTTCACCCAGAGGATGCAGTTAAAATGCAATTAAACAAAACAACTACAGGTGAGTACACTTATGCTATGCAATATGTTG